AACCGCGCCGGTATCATCGCGGGTTAACGTGGCTTGTATTTGCGGGGCTTGATCACCCTGTACTAATTGATAAGTCATTTTCTACTCCGGCTTTGTAGGCCATATTATATCATCTAAAGAAGTTGTATCAGAATATGTTTCTGGTATATCTCTTAATGCCTGCCTGTAGGTTGCCCACTCTGCTTTCTTAGCATCGCTTAACGGGCTGTCTGGGAATTGCGTCCAGTCGGATTCTGCTAACAGAAAATTTCTATGCTGACGAATAGTCAAGGTTGGCTGATAAACCTCTCTATCTTGTATTGGCTTATCAACTACTTCTCCATCAATTACCTTTTTGTTTATAGCTAATTCTTTGTACTCTATATACTGTAACTCGCCAGAAATGTAATTTTCTATTTCACTTGCTGGGCAATCAATCTGAGTAGTAATGTTTCCGCTGCTGTCATATATAATATATTTCATCTTTTGATCTCCACAGCTTCTAATACCGCTCCAGCAGGTATTACCCATCTAGGGCTATTAGTTTGAGTACTATAAAGTGATACTTCTAGCGTATAAGTCCTAGATGAAACAGAAGTCTCAGTATCAATTACAATCGGAGTTGCGCTTCCAACGGGAGTTCCTAAAAAATCAAAACCACCAAACATCAAAAAAATTCCAGCTTCATACTCAACTAAGGTGGTGTTACCTCTGCGAATCCTAACATTCAGATTGCCGTTATAATACCCGCTGCTATCAAATGCATTCCAAGTTAAAGACGCTTTGAAACTTATAGGTTGGGCGCTTCCACCAACCGACTCTGGAGTAAACGTAAGCGTATCAATAGCTGTCCACACTGGAGAGGTGCTTCCATTGACTGTAAAACTAGAAGTGCTAGTTGCCGCTCTAATTATATTTACTGCATTACCTGCTATCTTTAACGTATCAACTGCAAGATCGTCAATCTTTACGCTTGTTACTCCACTATCTCCTATTTGCAGTGTTTTTTCAGTTCCATTAGTAACAACATCAATGCCAACCCCATCAATTCTTATTCTGTCACCTTCAATAGTCCCTGTCTTTAACAGGCCGCCATTGATAGTAGTAATCTCAGTGCTAGACGCATTTGCTAATTCAGAATTTAAGTTAGTAAACGTAACTAGCCCGTCAAACTGAGTTGAAGCAAAGGGGGCAGAAAAAGTAATAGTCTGCGCTCCACCGAAACTTGCCTCAGTGATAGTAAAGCTACTTGCCCAGAACTTACCATCTGCGCCATTTATAGTAGGCGGGTTCTTCTGCCAATTAGTCGTCAAACCTCCAAAAGCTGCGGTATCGTAATTATAAGAGGTTGCACTTGGGGCGCTTGGAGGATTAGCACTAGACACTGTGTAATAAACATATCCATTGTCTGCCCTTGGTGGCGAAGCAGGGGCGCTAGTCGTTGCGCTTACTATTGCACTGAATGCTGATTTGTTCCCGCTGTAATCTACGGACTTAATCTTATAAAAATAATCTTCAGAATCAGCAAGGGAGCCATTTACAAACGATGATGGCAAACCGTGACCGCCAGCCACACTAGCTACTGCCGTATATGTGCCGCCTGTAGTATTTGATCTGTAAATCTCAGCATTGGAAAAGTCTTTGTCTGCTGGATTAGTCCACGCCAGAGTTATCGAACCTTGACCCCCTGTTGCTGATGGGCTACTAACTACGGCGGGTGCGGTTGTATCACCGATAGCTGTTACGTTAGCTGTTACAAATGCGCTCCTAACCCCTAGCTCATTTACCGCCCTAACTCTAGTGTAGTAAGTTGCCGCACCGATAGTTGGGCTTATAGTGAACTGCGTTCCTTCTACGTCAAAAGAATTCCAGTTAGAATTATCGGTTGACCACTGATAATCATACTTAATAACAAACGCATCTGCGCTTGCCGTCCAAGTTGATACGATCTGTGGTGCAATAGTTCCATCTAAGTTAGTGGCTGTAGATGCTGTCCCATCAAATTCGGTAGGCGCGGCAACAGTTCTGCCGTCATACAAAGAAACCTCACCACCTGATAAATAATCTTCTTCGTCCGATGATGTCCAATCGTAAATCTCAGAAGCGGTTTCAATAGCCTCTACATTAACTATGATGCTGCCATCACCGCCTAGCGCAAAGTTATATCCTGTAACTTGGAATACTTTTGCAGACCAACCAATTTTAGCGTTGGTAACCATAATGGTATCGCCAGCTTTAAACTTCAAAGCCGCTAAATTACATGGCAACGTAACTTGCGTTTGCTGTCTAGATTGCAGCAGAGCCAACTTTGCTATTCTTTGCGCTCTTACATTATTAGTAGTTGTTGGCAATGGCATGTCAAGATAGATAGGATCGCCATCAGCAGAGCTATAGGTGCTGCTAATCTGAGCAGGGTAATCAGCTAGAATATAGTTATCTTCTTCGCTTAGAAATACACCCTTTACTCCATTGTAAATACTGCGTCTGCTTTGTTTAGTCTGTGTAGATATAGCGTCAACCAATACAGATTCATCTATAGTAACTGTGGGCGTAACGTAAGCCGAACCAGATATAAAGTATTCGCCGCCCGAATGAATTAAGCGACCAGCCATAGAAGATAAAAGGGATTCAATGTTAGCTTCTCTAGAATTACCTGTATCAATAACCCCATCACAAACATATCTTTTTTGCGTACCGCCTGCGCTTAACGATACATCCTGATCACATAAGGTTTGGGCGGTAGATACAGAAGCGGCGTTGATATTAGCAGCATCTTCAGCCAAGCCATACTTGGAATCTAATAAGTAATCCCTGACGATAAGCGCGGGGTTTTGAGAAAAAGCAGTTGTAGAGTTAGCGGGGTTATAAACTTTCTTGCCGCGAACTACTGCGGATATATTAGGCAAGCCATTAGCAAACTGTTCTGCATTATATTTAAGTCGAACATAGATATAAGCTGTATCTAGCAACTTGTGGTTAGAAGTCCACTGGGGAGAAGCTGTTACTAAAGTTGAATCTGCGGCTGTCTGTGTTCCATCATATAATCCAAGATGAACATAAGTTGCCCAGCTACCTACAAAACTACCGCCATCCCATATCTTTTCATCGTTAAACCAGACTTCTTCGTAACCATCAATCACATGGCCTGCAACAGCAATAACCATATGCATGTATTCGTTGTCTGTGCCGGTTGAATCTAAATAAACAATAGACCCGCCAACCCTAGTGCGACCGTAGACCAGCTTTCTAGTTGATGCTGGCTCCCTCACCGTCATGGTCGTGCCAGACATTTGCGCGCCAATTGATGGGGTAGGCATAAGCGCCCTGCTGACCATAGAAAGCCCAGCACCAATGGCGAAAGCTGTAAATGCCGCTGTCCAACCTATAGCTAAAGTTCCTGCTATTGCTGCGGCACTACCATAAGTTGCTAAACCCGCTATTGCTGCAATCGCCATTTTATTTCCCTAAGAATTTAGAATAAATACGTTCGATCAAATCAAAGCCCATACCAATCATTAAGCTATCAAATGGAATGTGGACTTTAGTATTGATCATCATTAAAGAAACACCAGCTTCTCGGCAATGCTCTTCTGCAAACTTGATCAATTTATAACCAGTTGCACCAGCCCTACTATCAGGCAAAACAAAAATCACATCGTTAGTTGCAAAAAGATGATCTTGATAATGAATACTTTTACTAACCATTAAAACAAAATAACCCACTAACTTGCCATCATCTCGTGCCGTGAATATGCGAAGGATTCCAGCAGCATCAAGATTGGCGTATTCTTTCCAGTTAGGGTTTAACTTAATTTCGCCTTGGTTTAAAGCCACTAACTCCCAGTGCTTATCAAGTAATGGGATCAGCTCTGCCTTTACGTTTAAAAGGCTTTCGTGAGCTATCTTAATCAACGCCTTATCCTTGGGTTTCGGCTTGGGGTCATTGAAGATGGTGATGGTCTACCCCAAACAATTTCTTTCTCTTGAATCTTTGCAACAAATTCAAAACCCTTATCAGTAGGATGATCGATCTTTTGATCTTCTGCCGTGTAACGTCTAACTGCTGTTCGCTGAAATGCTATTAGCTTATTTTCAACAGTCACGGTAATAGTAGATGTATCGCCAGAATCTGCGATTGTCATTATATCCATGAACCCGCTAAACAGAATTACAGGGCTGGCTATTAAGTCACCATTTTCATCAAATGCGCCAAGCCTAATAATTAGCGGCCGCCCTTGGTATGGCTCATCTCTAGCCAAAGTCAGCAAAGACTGCTTGATACCGCCAAGCGTTATGGTCGCGCCATTAGCCGTTAGTTCTGCGGTTTCTTGGATTGCACCAATAGACAGAAGGTCACCAGCACCAAGATAGGTGTTGGAGTTATAGGTGAGATCACCCATACCAGACCACAGATAAATGCTACCAGAACTAAACTCCATATCTACCAAATAGATTGGGCGTACTAACTCAGCAGTAGCGACCGATTGCATTTCTGTGCTTAGTGTCCTGCTCATTAGATAGCCTCTGCGAAGGCAAGACTAAACCCGTAAATAGAGGCCGCATCAGTAGACCAGCCTATATCGTTGCTCGATAAACGCCACAGGCTTTTTGGTAGGGTAAAGTCTAATGCTGTACCGCTCGTTACTTCTGCTCTGAGGGGCGGCTGAAACTTTAAAGTGCCTGCTCCTGACGTTTTATCTTCTGTCGCCATGTACAGGTAGTCACCTAACTGAAAATAAGTACCAGCAGTTACTGCGCTTGCTCCCGCTGTGGTAGTTAATTGCTCTGCCCTAACAGCGGTTGTACCAGAAGTGGTACTTGTGGCTGTGCTTGTATGTAAAGGGTGACCGAACGTAAACGTACCAGAACGCCCTTTTAAGCCTACTATAAATGCCTCTACTGATCGTGCCTCATCATGCGTTAAAGGAGGGAGACTAACCTCTGCCTCCCATATAGCGCCTTGGTGAGCGTACACCTGCTGGTCATAGGTAAAAGGAGACTCTGTAACCGCAACGGTTCTTTTTAAACGTAGGTTGATTGATGTAATGCCTACGTTGGGGAAAGCTAATGGCATTTCTTATGCTCCAACTAATGAC